AGGACAGACTGGGCCATCTCCGGAGTGTCATTGATTTCGTCCGGCTGGCTTTCGGTCTCATTGACCGCAAGCGAGCAATCCGTATAGCGGAGCGCCTGATAGGCTCCGGTCGGAGGCTGGTTATAAGTGGTTTCCAGCCCGTAATCGACCGCGCTGGCATTGGTTTCTGCACCGGCGGCAAAGCCGTCTGTAGCGCCTGTGTAGGCCATACTCACCCCATAAAAAAAAGCCGCTCAGTGGCGGCCTGTGAAAGACAGATGATGGCTGGCTGATTAGCCGGCCGGGGTAGCAGAGCCGCCGGAGCTGACGGTGGAGGCGCTACCAGAGGTTGTCGCCGCAGCAGATGTCGTGCCGCTGGAGGAGGCCGGTGCGGGCGCTGCTGCCGGTGCGGGCTTTTCACCCTGCGGGATCAGACCCAGCCGGAAACCGAAGAACCGTTCCAGAGAAAGCGCCATGCCGCTGGCATCGGCCGAAAACGAACCGAACACCTGACCGCTGGGGGCGAAAGTGCCGGTCGGCCCTGCGGGCTGGGAAAGCACATCATAGAGCTTCCCGACTTCACCCGCTGCCGGAGCCGGGTTGTCAGGCAGGCCTGCCACTTCCTTGTAAGGCCAGACGCCCGTGCGGCAGCCTGCCGGAGCGGACTGCTCTGCAATGGCGACGGCCGCAGAGGTGCTTTCTGCTTCAATCTCGGCAGAGCCAAGCTGGTAGGTGCCGGCACCGGGCTCAGTTTCATAGAGAGGGAAGAATTTCACGTCAGAATATCCTGATACTGATAGTCGATCCCAAGGCTGAAGCAGATGCGGTTGCCCGTCTGATTCAGGTCTGGTGGGTCGAAGCTGTGTTCATGATAGGCGAGGCCTTCCGGCACGCCGGTTGCGGCCCGGAAGGCATTGGACATGGCCTTGCGGCTGGTCAGGGCTGGCAAAGATCCGGTGCCTCTGGGCACCATCAGGTGCAGCCAGATAGTGCCGTCTTCCAGATTGACCGGATCACCGGCCCCGGCGCGGTCAGACGTGCCGGACGTGGTTTCCATGACCCAGAATGGCCCGGTGGGCACGTCCGGGTTCTGTGCGGCCTGATCCAGCACCCGCGTCCCGTCCGCCTGTGCAGCGGTTGTGGCGCGGGTCCAGGCATCAGACCAGACTGCCGGTGTCGTCATGGCTTTCGCCTCCTGCTGCAATGAGCGTCCAGCCGCAGAGGGTTGGCCCGTCATAGACTGGCGTCGCGTCTGTCAGCGTGTAGGTTTTGGGGCCGTCCTGCACCGTGTCGTCCTTGGCAGGCGTGCCATGGGCCGTCAGAGCCTCCGCCATCACCTGGGCAAGAAAGGCGGCGCTCCCCATGCCATCAATGATCTGGGCAGCCTGTGCCGGTGGCGCGTAGGCCTGCATGGTTACGCCTGCGGTCTGGCCTGGTCGTCTGATGACCATGAGGCGGCCCTTGCGACTGATCTGGCGGCGGCGGCGGTCTGTACGGTGCCCCATCAGATTGGCCCGTCTGCTGCCAGAGGCAGGTTGTCGATGGTTGCCAGTGCGTCAGGCGGGATTGAACCGGCTTGCGGATCAAGCGCCTGATAGACCGTATTGCCGACGCCCTGCTCAGACTCAGATTTGATCGTCTGATCCCGGCCAGCTGAATGATAGAGGCTGCAAACCGTGCTGAGGCAGGCTCCCGCAATATCATCCGGCAAAGGCAGAGGCTGACCGGACAACATGCCCGCAAGCACGCCCGGATCTTCCATACCCGGCAGGAGGTAGCCAGCCGTGTAGCTGATTGTGACCTCATGCGGGTAATGCCGGGCTGGCCAGCCACGCCAGCGGGCCAGACCCGGAGCGCAGATGCGCGCCATAGTGCGGGAGACGTCCATTTCTTCCAGCGGGCCTGCCCAGGACTGGCCCTCCACCGTGATGGACTGGATGCTGACAATCGGCCCGTTGGAGAGGTTAATCCCCTGACTGTGGCTATGGATGCGCAAGCGCTCTGTATAGCTCTGCAAAGCCAGCGGCCTGCCAAGCCGCCGCACCAGCAGAGACGAGGCCTGACCGATAAGGATAGTCAGCACGTCATCTTGCTCATCATTGGAGAGAGACAGCATGGTTTTGACGGCTTCTGTCGTGATCAGAGCCGTCTTTCCTGCTGGTGCGGTGACTATGGTTGCCACTGTGCTTCACCCATTAAAAAAGGCCACCAGAAGGTGACCTCATTTCTGTTTTCCCGCGTCATCTGCGGGCGGTTTGCTGCCATCGTCGCTCTTGTCAGTTGCGGCGGCTGCTTTTGCGGCTGTCGCAGGCTCAAAAGGCTCTGCGGTGCCCTTTTTGGCGGATACGATGGCATCAGCCACGCTATCCGGGAAAACCGCAGTATCCCCTGCGTTGTAAACGCTGCCGATACCGCTGCAACGGGCGGTAAATTTCACTTTTTTCATGGTTTTACTCTCCTGCCACTGCGCCAGGGAACCATGCGGCGCCTGTCAGGCAGGCGATGGCGGTATCATACCGAGCCCCCAGATCCACAGCCTCAATCACACGGATCAGGGTTTCGTCATTCTGGAACGCGGAGCGGGTTTTGCCCTCAGTATCCACATAACTGGCATCTGTGCTGACAGCCAGCGTGGTCTGCAAGGCATCACCAACCAGGATCTGCCCAAAATCAGCAAAATAGATTTCGGACTGGTTCCCGGCAACACCCAGATTGTCCGGCACAGACGTGGTGCAGGCATACGGATAGGAACCGATGCGACCATCCGCGATTTCGGGAAACGCCAGCGCACCGGTGGGGGTCTGGAGCTGAGACAGAAATTCCACCAGCGTGGGGTTGATGATGTAGCCGGCATTGGTCATGGGCACATTGTTTTTAGCAAGGCCCAGCCGCAGTTTACCCAGGTCATTGCGGACATTCTGGACGTTCACCGTCGCATTTGCCGCAATGATATTGGCAGCGTTGGCCAGATACTGCAGGCCATTCGGGGCAAATTGTGAGCCTTTACCACGGATAAACTGCTGATCTTCCGCCAGTGCTACTTCACGCACAACGTCATCACGGACCAGTGTGTCCGTCTGAATGGAGTTATAGCGCAGCAGATCATTGGAAATCGGCACAAGAGCCGCCAGCTTTTTTGCCGTCAGCGCCACAACACCCACAGACGGGGCAGACGTCTGGATTGCATCACGCTCACCAAGCCACTGAGCGCTGGAAACGCCTGTTTGCTTGCGAGTTGTGAGGTTGCCGTTCGGCATCGGCACGGACAGCGCGCCCATTTTACGGACAGCGACAACAGGACGCAGCGCGGCAATCAAATCGGACGAATAGGCCGTGTTGACGAGGAAACCGCCTTGCGTATCCACTGACTGCTGCATGTTATCAGCCGCAGAAATGGCAAATGCGGTGCCCCAGGTCTTTTCCGCATAATCGGAAACAGCGGCCATGCCGCCATGCCCTTTGGTCGCAGCCACAGCCTGCGTCAGACGAGCGAAGCGAATACCCGGATCCAGCGCCACAGCAGGCTGGGCAGGGGCGGTTGCACCGGGACTGCCAGCAGGAAGCGGAGCAATCGGACGGGCAGAAGCCGCACGGCGGCGCTCCATGTCCTGCTCACGGTCCAGATTGGCCGTCAGACGGTCATCTTCGGCCCGATAGGCATCATACTGAGCCTGCTCGGCTTCCGTCAGGTCACGGTCATTGTCTGCCGCAGCGGTTGCCAGCAGGGTGTCCATTGCGGAGATATTTTCCGCCTGCCGGGCTTTGAGCGCGGTAATACGGTCTGCCATTTCAGCTTCCTTGTGCTTTTTTACGGCGTTCTTCCAGATCGGCCATTGCCTGCGCACGTCTGGGGGTAGATTTTGCCGGTGAGGGGAGGGGTTTTGCTGCGCCGAGGCGGGCGATGGTGTCAGCCAGCGTCCCGGTGCTATCGGCCATGCCGGCTGAAATGGCGCTTTTCGCCACCTTCAAGCCGCCCTTGCCGAAATTCTGTTTGACGGTATCCGCGCTAACGCCGCGACCTTTGGCAATCGTGCTGACAAAAATGGACTCAATATCGTCCAGCACGGTGCGGATTTCCGCCTGACCATCATCAGACGTCAGATCTGGCCGCTTGTTGGGCGCGTTGGAACTGACGATATCAAAAGACATACGGCCATCTTCATCAGGCTGGACCTGCTGAGAGCCGGACATCACCACACCAATGGAACCGACCATTGCCGTTGGGTCCATCACGATGCTTCCCGCCTGACTGGCCAGCCAGTAGGCGGCAGATGCAGCCATGCCGGGCACGTAAACAGTGACAGGCTTGCTGCTGGCGGCAATCTGCTCAGCCATGGCATTGATCCCGGTGGTGACACCGCCAGGACTATCCACAACCAGCAGGATCTGGCTTACAGCGCCACTGGACTGGAGCGCCGCAAAATCAGACGACAGGCTGGCCAGATCTGTGGCGCCGGAATAATTGGTCATCATGTTGGCACTGGGGAAGATAGGCCCCATGATGGGCAGCGTAGCCACACCCTGCCGATTGAGGGTGACCCGCTGGGTGCCTGCCATCTTGTCGCCTGTGTCTGCCACGGCAGAGAGGATCTGCTGATACCGCTCCGCATGGCCATCTGCACGCAGCAGCTCCACCGCTGGAGCCTCCAGAGCGCGGGCCGCAATGGCTTCAATCGCGCCCAGATGTGCGGGAAGGATCGCCCAGGGCTGCGCCCTGATCGCCTCCAGTGCATAATATCGCGTCATGTTAGGCTCCGGGTGGCTGAGCGGGTGCCGGCTGCCCAGCAATACCCATGTTGATGGGCTGCCAGCGTTGCTGACCTGTGCCGTCACCCACCGGGTTGAGATTGAAATTATTGCGGGCCTCATCCGTACTGATGACACCAGCATTCCGCAGCGCAGAGACACCCTGCGCACGGTCCAGGAATCCGCCTTTCACGAGGTCAGACGGATCATGGGAAAACAGGCAGCCAGAGGCTGCAAAGGCATGCGTTGCGCTGTCTGCCACCCGGGCAAAGTGCGGGCCAAGGTGGTAGATGACAAATTCCAGAGACTGCTGCTCGATATTGCTAAAAGTCGCCTTGGAAAGCTCAAAAATCAGATGCGGCGGCACACCCCAGGCACGGGCAATGTCCAGCACCTGCATGGTGCGGGTTTCGACAAGCTGCCCGTCTTTGTTGTTGACGGGCATGTAGTCGGCCTTGAGGCCTTGGCCCAGGACAACTGGCTCACCAGCATTGTGAACGCCCGCAACATAGGTTTTCCAATCTGCCTTGATGGCGGCCCGAACGTCAGGATCGACTTTTTTGTCGGTCGTCAGGGTGACGGGCGGCTGACCATTATTTCGCCAGTAATTTTGCACGTAGGCCGCCGTGGCAATGCTCTCGCCAAAGGCTTCCCGCATGTAGGCAACCGGGTTGAGCCCCTGCAGCCCGTTGCGGCTCATACCCGTGACGGCCCAGATATCCCGCGACGGGAACCGCTGAGAGGTGCCATCTGGCAACGTCGCATGGCTTTGTTGCGTAA